TTGCCGTCACGTTGAACGGCACCCGCTCCTGAATGATCCCGTAATCGAATCCCGGCTTGTCGCTTGGCCGGATGCGGAAACTGCTCGCCTCGAAGAAGTACAAGACTTCTCCAACCGTCAACAGAGCGTTGGACGGAATATTCGAGCCCGTGCCGGAGATCGTGACGTTTGAGGTCACGCCATTGACGACGCTCGTGTACTGCGGCGAGGTCACTACCCCGGTCTGAGTGCTCGAACCAGAACCGTCAACAAGGTTCGTGTTCCCTGCCTTGCCCTGTGCGGGACCGAGAGGCAGGAACAAGCCAGCCTGCGCGGAAGGAGCGAGGGGGTCGGCGTAGATGTCCACGCCGTTGAAGTTCAACCCCTCAAACTTGATGTCGTGCTTGGTATTCGACACATCCCGGCGCTGTGCGTCGAGTGCGATGGCGATGGCTGCAAACCCAAACACGTTTGTAATCCCAAGATCCATGTTGCCGCCGCGGACCTGGCCCATCGTCCACAGAACCATCAGCGCGTTGAAGTCGATCTGGCCAGTGCCAGCGGCGACAGGAACAGTCGCGGTTCCCGTGGTAGGCGTGGCACCCAGCCACAGAGGAGTGGAGTTCATCGCAACGTTGACTGCACCGTTGCGCGTCACGCCGCCGTAAGTCGAGTAGATGTTTCCGAACGGGGAAACGTCGATGCCGTTGTTCAGTGCTTCATCGACTCCATCCACATCGTACTGCCGGTTGTCCGAGACGCCGACACCGGATGGCTGGCCGTGACGGTAAGAACTCATTTCAAGCATTGTGTCGATGGTTTCGGTGCAGACCGTCAACACCACTTGCCACATATCGAGGACGCGGGACGGGCCGGAGTTGACTACTCCATTCTGCCCAGAACCGTCATCGTAGAACCAGTCATCCACCGGATACCATGCGGCCAGAAGCTTCTCTTGAAACTTCATTGCGCTGACAAGCTGCTGTCCGGTAACCGTGACACTCTTTCCCGGAGGCAGCGCCATGCCTTGCGTGCGGCCGTACAAGAACTGTTCGACCATTCCGTCGCCGCCCAGGTAAGCGTCAACTACGCCGGCTGCGCGGAGTTTGGCTTGGAACGCGGTCTTGACGAAGAGGTTGTCGTAGAGAACATTCTTGCGGACGCTCTCCAGATTGCTCGCAGAGATCGGCGTGTAGAGCGGGTCATTGAGAAAACAGAAGCTCAACTGAAAGAGCCTCGCTACGCAAAATACTAACCATTTAATCAGCATTGTTTTCTCCTATCCCTACTGGACCGAACCTGTTTCCTGCTCCGCGATGTCTCTGCGGATGTTGTCTCGCGTTGCCTTCGCGCGCTCTTGCGGCGTCATCTTCAACGGGTCAGCACGCTTGCCTTCCTTGACTGCCTGACGGACTTCCGAGAACGCGGAAACTTGCGCTTGTCGGACGTTCGGATTGTTTCCGACCTTCTCCGACCACTCTTTGTCAGAGGCTTCCTTGGTTTCTTTTCGGATCGCGTCGTCATGCGCTTTCTGCTCGGCCTCGCGCTTTGCCTTTTCCTTGCCAGCGAAATCGTATTTCTTGGCGGCATAGTCGGCGGGGGACATGCGCTGCGCGGTTGCTTCGCGGATGATCAAGACCGGATCGTCCGGCATCTCCGTGCCAAACAAGCTGCGATACTTCCATGAAGTGCTCGCGGCAAAAGCGAAGGCTCCGCCGATGTCTTCTTGGAGTTTCTTGAACTGGTCGGGGGCTGCGACGGTCGATCCGCTCGGAAGGAATTGACCGGTGCGCGGGTCTTTCACAGGGGAGCCGGGAGTAACCACGGGCGTTGCGAGAATTTCTGGCACTTGGAACCCGCCTTCCTTGGCGGCTTTCAGGGCTGATTCGTAGGCGGCAAGCCGTGTATCCATCGAGGCTTTATCGTTCGCCCACTGCACCAGCGCGGGATTGATCTCCCGGTCGTAAGTCTCACGCACCGCCCGCTGCGCCAGTTCCGCCTTTTCGCGCTCTTGTTCGGCGGTTGTCAGAACGCTCGTCAGTCCAGCCGTCACCTTCGCATCGAGTTTTCCGATTTCCTCATCGGACATCCCGGAAGCTTTCAAGATTTCTGCGACGGATGGCATAGTGGCTCCTTATTGACTCGGGTTCTGCGAACTCGGTTGCGGCTGCGGCTGCTGGACCATTGCGGTCTGCGCTTCCTGAATCCCTTGCGCGGCCTTCGACAGTCCAGGGGCTAACGTTGGATCTTGCTCGGAAAGTCGTTTGCAGAGTTGGTACATCTGCGCGAGCATGATCTGCGAGGGATTCGCAGGAGCCTGCGAGGGTGCTCCACCGGGCGCACCACCGGGAGCGCCACCAGCATCAGGCGTGCCCCCGGCTTGCGGATCAGGTTGTGCGGCAGCGGCCATTTAGCGCTTTGCTCTCCGGCCCTTGCGTCCGCCCTTTTTGTGGCCCTTTTTGTGACCCTTGCCTTTGTGGGCGCCCTTGATCTTGAGCATGTGCCCTTTGTGTCGTGCCATATTGCCTCCTTGTGTTTGCTTCAAAAGGAAAACGGCTCAGCCGTTTCCGGTTGAGCCGCTTCACACTCCCCACAAGGGGCGATGGCGAATCTCATGTGTGTCAGACAATCTGTACAGGAATCTACTCGTCCGTGTCAAGCCCTACGTTTCAAATCCTAAAATTTCCCTGATCTTCTCCGCTTGCATATCATCCGCTTTCGTCTTCTCCGTCAGCAATACCTTCTGGATTCCGCCTTGCGAAATATGGAACACAAGCTGCCCGGTCGTCTTTCTCCGGCGGAGCGCATCGACAATGGTTTCGGGCGAGATACGCGGGTCAATCGTGGTATCGGTGACAAGGGAATCGACGTTGGCCTTGATCATTTTCTGTTCTTCCATCACGACGTTTTCAACCCGGTTCGCGGCTCACCGCCCGCTCCACCTTTCTGATAATTTTTCGCAGGCTTTTTATTTGAGTTCGGCCTGCCACCGCCCTTGCCCTGTCCCGGCCCGCCGCCTTGATCCAATCCCGAGGCCGCGGCAAGTTTCGCCATCTCGATCTTGACCTTCATCATCTCAATCTCTTCGTTGATGTACCGCTCAAGCACTGTGTCGCCCTTGACCTCTCCGAAGTTCTCGATGCCGAGTTTCGGTGCGATGTCCACCCATCCAATCGGGGCACCCTGCTTCTTGAGTGTCATCAGTTTTAGTTGCTCGTCCTTCTGCGTCATTCGCAGCAACGTTTCGGGAATCGAGATCAGGCGAATATTCGTCGTCAGGCGGCGGGAGCGTTCGAGGAACGAGTACGCCGAGTCCACTTGCCGGAGATTGTCTCCCTCGCCCTGCATCGGCAGCAGTCCGTTCACGTACTCTTCGGGCGCGTGACTTGGCACCATAGAGTTCGGGTCCATGTCAAACAGTTCCGGCGTGATGTTGTCCGGCCCGATGTAGGAAATGATTCTGCTGGTCGAGAGCCACTGGATGATCAGGTACGGGAGCATGTACGCGACTTTCGCGTTCGCCTCTTCCATCCCGCCGGCAATGCCCTTGGCGATAGGACCGATGGCTTCCAGTCCTTTGTCGATCTGGTCACCGGAGATATTCATTTTCAAGTTCGCCAGGCTTCCGAGATCGTTGATCCCGAGCTGCGTCAGTTCCATCTTTTCGAGCAGTTCCCACCACTTGAAATGCTCACTGACTACGCGAACCTCTTCCGGCAAGAGCGATTGCACGATCTTTTTCGGTTCGCCTTCCGTGCCGACGCGCATGTCGCCTTCAAAGATGTCGAAGTTTTCCATCTTCGGACCTTGATTCGCGGTGCGGTCGTAGCCGATAGGAGGATTTAGCGTCGTGTCAATCACCTGATCAATCTTGCGCTCAAGTTTCCGCTTCGTTTGTTCGATGGAGCCCACGTCAGAAATCAGCGAGCGGCCCATGCCGTCCTGCACCCAGTCGTCCATGTCGTACTGCACGGTTGGGATACAGCCGTGCCAGTCGAACGCAGGACCGTCGTACATCGGTCGGTTGATGCCGGGACTGGAGATCATCAGGCGCAAGAACGGATAGAGGCGGCAGTCTTCTATGACTGCCTTTCGCATAACGCGCTTTCCATCCTTCACTCCGCCGAGAATGTCCTGCCCCACATAAGGCACCTTGTAAAACCAGCTCGTTCCGAGATCGCCCATCGGCAACTCTTGTCCACGCTTGTTCTTGAGCGGAGTGTTGATGCGGATGTCGCGAATGAAGGTGTAGCGGATCTCACAGTACAGGCTACCCCAGTGCCGCGATTGGCCCTCTCCAGAGCGATACTTTTCCGCGTAGTCAAGGCGTCTCGCCTGCACGCGGGAATTGAAACTGGCGTCCGCTACGGGCTGGAGTTCTGACTGAAAGAGCGGGAAGCGTCCGTGAGCCTCCGCGATCGGCATGTACTCGTACACCGTCTCGACATACGAGTTCTGCACGTCCATGTCTCCGGGGATTTGCACCGGGAGCACGTCGATCATCGAGAGCGGCTCAAAAATGATTCTCCGCTCTCCGAATCCGTAGTTCCCCGCCTTGCACTTCGGCCACAGATAGCCTCTCCCGAAAATCGCCCACTGGAGAACCTTGCGAATCTGTCGAGGGAACTGCGACTCGATGTAAATTCCCTTTGCCACCTTGTTGATCATCCCCGCGAACGGCTTCCACTGCTTCGCGTCAGCCGAGTAGCTTCCGATCTCGCGCACATCGGAAACCATCTCGACAAACTTTTTCAGATTGTACTTGAGGTTATTCGAGACCAGCGTGGACTTTGTATTGTCCTTGAAGATCGCGTCGAAGATTTGCGTGTTGCGCGGGAGATCTTTGTAGGCTTTCTGATTTGATAACCAGCCTTCGCCTTCCTGAATCTGAGTCTCGATCCAGGCTAGACGCTCGTCAGGCGGAGCAGTGAATGGGGGGACTTGCCAGTTGAATAGAGGCTCGTTTCGGCTCACGAGGCCACGCCCTCTTCTTTCTCAAACGCCATCACGCCCTCCACGACCGTTGGCTTTGTGTGCTTGGCGCGAGACGCTTCCATGCGCTGAATGATCATCGCCGCGATTTCCTTATTGAAGGAGTCCGGCATTCGCTGATAGTTTTTCTTGGCTTCTGCTATATTCTCCGCCGCGACTGCATCCTCAAACAGAAAACGTTCTTCGTCCGACATCTGAGCGAGACGGTGTTCCTGATCCCGAAGACGCTGGCTCCACTTGTCGGCTTCGTGCGCGTGGATACACTTGATCGTTTCGTACCCAGAAGGGGCAGGAATCGGATCGGGAGCGCCGACCACGATGTAGTCTCGCTTCCGGTTGAACCAGTAGATGATCGGCTTGGCCATCTGGCGCATGTTGCCCTGCTGGGCTACGCGCTCTTTGCGGAGATGCTTTGGAAGGTAAAGGCCGCTCACCGCTTATACCTCGCACGCCATGCCTCATACTTTGTTTCTATGTTGCCATCGAAGGATTGCAGTTCGTTCGTCAAGAAGTCCAGCCACTCCAGCGTTAAATGAGGGTGTTTATCCAATTCCTCCTGGAGTGCGTACAGGCGATTGCGTATTCCCATGATCGCCAGCGCCGTATTCTCCACGTCTTTCGTGAACTCCCACTGAGCTGGGACGGAGCCAGTATAAGACAGGTCCACAACATCCACTGGCGTTGTTTTCATGCTGTCATGTCTCCGATCACAAGTTCTGAATCCCGGTTCCAGTCATAATCAACTTCCGGTTTTTTCGCCGTAGGAGGAGCGTAACGTTTTTGAGAGCGTTCTGCAAGCACATCCAGCGCGTGCCGCGTCCAGTAAGAGTGTGCCGCGGCCAGAACGCGGTCGTCGTGTTTTCCCGACTGATGCTCAAGCCGGCTCTTTCCGTTCTTTGCCACCTTGCGCTCCAGTTCCTTCAACTCCTGAATCAGATACTTCGACTGCGGCTTGTACCAGCCATTCATCACCGCATCCGTGAACCTCTGCATCAGCATTGGGCGGAACCAGCCGTGCATGTAGATGCCTTCTTTGTTCCCTTGGTTCTCTTTTACGTGTTTGTTGTCGTAGCGGATGTCGATGTGGTGAAAGCTGAATCCCATAAGTTTCAACTGCAACTGGCAATCGTCACCCGGTCGCTCTCTCTGCTCAATGGCGAACTTGCAGCCGCGCTGGTCAATCGTTTTCTCTCCGTAATAAGCGGCGAGACATGCGGCGAAAGCAACCATCTGCGGGGCATTCACCCGATTTGAGGTAAACTCCGCTACCTGAATGTCGAAGTTCTCACCCTTCATGCTCCGCGAGATCGAGCACACTGAGCGGTCTTCGTCGTCGTGCCCCAACCCGTCTGCGGTGTCAATCCCGATGGAATAATCCTGAGCATCACCTTCGTGTCCCGGCGCCATGTTCGGAGGCTCGAAGATCAGAATCCTGTCGAGAGACCTGCGCTCATCGTCTTCATCGAACGGTTTCAGCGGCACCATGACCCACTCGAATCTCTGTCCGCGGTGCGAGTTCCAGGCCACGCGAATGCGTTCCTTGTCGTAGTCGATTTCCGAATCATCCGGCTCGAATCCGTCGTCCACCGACTCTCCGGTGATGGCGTAGGCTTGGAAGTCTCGATTCCTGTCTCTGTCCGAAGTGTCAATTACGATGCTGTCAAACACCAGGTCGTTTGCCCCTTGCAAGGCTTCGTAGTCATCAGCCGGTTTTTGAGCGAACCAGACCTTCGTCGTGTGCGAGTCCACGTTCTGCTCGTAATTCCACTGCCAGTACCACTGCTGCTCGACCGGCATCCGCCAGTTCTTTCCTGCTACCTTGCGGAGATAGTCGGTATCGTTCACAAACATCTCGCAGCGGCGAACGTGTTTTCTTGTTACATCCAGCGGAGTGAACCCTCCTGGCACAGGATGCGCGCGAATGAAGTCCTTTGTTGGAAACAATTCCGGGGTCATGGGCCAAGGGATGAAAATCGGCCGCAAGCGTGACTGACCCAAGGGCCACTTTTCTTTCGCGCTTCTCCACTTGTCCGCGAGCCAGCCCGTGTTCCCGTTTCCAGTTCCTTCGAGAATCAGAGACAGTTTGTAGGTCGAGTGCGTGGCGTGCAGTAAGCCTTCCTCGATTGACTTCTTCGGATTCGGGATATCGCCGATCTCCGAAATATGTACGCGGGTCGGCGTCCAGCCTTGCGCGATGCCCGTAGCCTGGTTCCCGGACTGAATCGACATCACCGAGCCGTTCAAGAACTCAATCATGTTCTTCTTATCCGTCGTTCTCTGTGGACGAAGCCAGAACGGGATTCTTGCGATGCAAGTCTCGATGATGCGCGTGATTAGTTCTGACTTCGCATCAATCACCGAGCCCATGACGGCCTGCGTGTGAGGAGTAAAAAGGATCGCTTGCACAAACATGATGGCAACTTTTGTGGTGAGACCTTGCTGCCGCGCCTTGAGCACCAGCAACTCGTTCGACCTGTGCTCATCTTCCGCTTCGGCTGTCACGTTGTCGATCACAGTTTGGCCGAGGCGGTTCTTGAACTGGAATATGTCGCCCTTCTCATCGCAAACAAATGCGTAGCGACTCTCAAAGTATTTGTTGTCGAGCATACAAAGCACTTGCTCATTCTCGATCCACCGGCGGATGTCTTTCGCGCGCTGCGCGGTCAACTCCCGCGTCAGTTCGTAGTAGGAGTTTTTGGAGTTCTCTTCCACGCGGACAATCGAGTTGATGTAGGCTTTGAACTCTTCCACCTGAGCGAGTGAGTGGTAGACGGGGCACCACTTCTCCCGACGCTCGAACTCTTCAAGGTTGGCGAGGATTAGTTTTTCGGAGTAGATGGCTATTTCCCCGCTTCGAGAACTTTCTGCCTCATCGGTTGCACGCGCTCCTGCATCACGGAGCACTCAGGAAAAATCGCTTCGATGTCGTCCACAACCTTCTCCGGCTCGGAATCGTCTTCCGGCATCTCCTTCGTCGTCGCCGCGAAGTATTTTCCGATGAAGGTCGAACCTTGCCCCGGCTTGATTGCCCCCAGCATCTCATCCAACTTGTCCCGGTCTCGATACCCGCCGGGAGTCTTCGCGTAAATGATTCTGCGTTTCACAATCTCAGGATGCGAGTTCGCCGCGATGGTTAATACGGAACTCGCGGAGTATTGCCGGATGGCAAGCTGCATCTCTCCCCACAGGTGACGGATATTCAACTTCGCCGCAAGAGCGATTGCC